ACCATCCTTGATGAAACTTCTGTAGCATCTAACCCTAATCTTCTGGCGTTATTAACAACTCCTTCCATTTCACCTCGTATACTATAAACTGACCTTCCAACATTATCAAACGCATTTATCAAAGTTGAGGAGTATTCTCCAGTTACTTTTGTAGTGGCGTAAAGGTCATCATAATATTCTCGTTGTAAAATTATTTGTTTGTTTGTTGAGTCAACAAGATTTTTTTGTATCTCGGTAATATCTGACATTGAGCCCCCTAACAATTTCACGTCGGTAAATGCTCCGGCAATATTATTTTTAATTAGGTAAGATAACTCTCTACCCGCACCCATTGCGTGAATAATTTCAGTCATACTAACGTCGACCTCTTCAATTTGCGCAAGAATAGTTCTTGGGTCAATACTAGTTTTAAGTGAACTCCCTAACGAGTTTACAAATGAATCAAGTACATCTTTTAAACCTGAACCTAAATCTTCTAAAAATCCCATACATATAAATAACTAAAAAATTATTTTTATTCTTTAGGTGTGTTGATTTCAATAATTTTATTTACCAAATATCTTCTTTGGAAGATTGGCATATTTAAAAAATCTTGATAATTTAAACTTGTTTTTGTTGATAATAACAAAAATTCATCCATTTGGATTGTGTAATAATCAGAAGAAAGGCCGAAAAAACTCCACCCCAAAGGTTATCCTCAAGGATACCTTTCTTCCAGACGGGGCGATTACTTCTCTCATTAAATTATATCTCGGTTCATTATCACTTATGTAATTTCGAATATATTTAGAATCTGTGATTGGCATTTTTTCAATAGCCTTTGCAATTTCACCCTTATCCCTACTACCATTTAGTTCAACTATTTGTTCTAATAATCTTTTAGTGACTCTTGGTGGTGTTAATCCTTGTGGATAATTTTCTAACTGTCTCTCAATTTCTAAATCCTCACCAAAAGTTAACAATTTTAATTTAACAACCACATTACTTTTAGGTAGTGTTGTAACAAACAATCCTTCTTCATTTGGTTCTTCAGTTGTTTGTTTTATATCTAATTCAGATAAATCGATTTTAGCAACAAAAGTTTCTCCATTAGCGGGGTCAATTGCCGGAACACTATATTCAGACCCAAAAGATGTATTTCTTAAAAATAACAAAATAGCTTCAATATCACCATCTAATAAATTATCAGGTTTCATATCAGGTTCATACAATTTATTTCTAATAATTGCATTAATAATTGATTGGGAATCTGCTTTTTTTATATTCATTAAATGGTTTTCATCAGAAGCAGTTAAAAAACCGACTTTGACACTCTTTTTTTTGTTTTTATAAAATTTACCTCCACTTGGTAAAGTAACAATATCGTGAGGTAAATTAAAATTCATTTGACCGGCATCTCTTGCATCCATATAGTTTGTGTTTTATTATTAAAATAGTTACTTTTTATTTTTTTGTAAATAAAAAACCCCACAAATGTGAGGTTTATATAAATATTTTTATTAATAAATTAATATACTAATATACATCTATCAGGTCTTAGTGTTGCCGTTATAGTTGCCAAACCATCCTGAGAATATGATAATTGATTAAAGTTAACATCTGTTAAGAAAGTATCTTGTAATAACCACTTTTCAACAACTACCCCAGTTGGGTCTAACATCTCAAGGTCAACATTCTTTTTGTAACCCGCAGCATAACCCATACGTCCTGTTACAGATTCAGCATGTAAACGAACCCACTCCATAAGAGCCTGAGCGGCTGAAGGTCCAATTGGGTCACGGAAAGTAACGTTAATTGTCTGCCAGTTAAATCTACCAGCTACGAATGTAGAAGTGTTTAAGAATTGAATCTCCGTAGCACCGATTTGGATGTGAGGTCTACTTGTAGATTCGACAAACCATTCATTGATTCCCAAAGAAGAATCAAATCTTAATATAAATCTATTTTGCCTTTTCGGTTCGTATGGAATCGGCATTTTCATCAGCAAATCAGCCATAATTTCTTTTTGTTTTTTGTGTTTTTATTCTCTTATAAATATACCTAAAAAAAAAATGTATTTACTTTTATTTTTTTTTATAAATATTTGTACTAGAATCCGGTTTTAATATCATTGAATTTCTTTTTTTCACCAGTTTTAGTAGTATACATTTCTAAACTTTTTTCTTCATCATCAGATAATTTATCTACCATAGCTTGTAAATTTCTTTCATCATCATCTGAAAAACCAATTTTAGGTATAAATCTATTAGAAATATCGTCAATCATTTCCACATCTTGTTGTAATAATTGTGATTGTTTTCTAACATATGAAATAAATTTTTTCATTGCAGAAACTTTACCTTCTTCTGGATTAGTGGCACTTCCCTCACCATAAGTCACAGGCGAATATTGATTCATATCCATATATAAATCAATTAATTTTTCATCACTTAATTTCTCAGTTGGGAGTCCTTTAATTTGGTCACGGTATTTTCTTAGATTTTTTACCAATTCTTTTTTAGATATACCATTAACTTCACCATCAATTAATTGTCTGATTGCAGTTTTAATAGTATTTGGGTTATGCCCTCTTGCGGTGATAATTGCAAATATTGAACCCCCGTTAATTGCCTCTACAAAATCATCCCACGCAGGTCCCGTTTTACCAATTAAACTTCCAATCACAAACTCTTTATCTCCTTTAACTCCAAAATTTCTAAAAGGGTCATCGGCAAAATTTACAATTGTGTGTCCTTTATAATCAAATTCTTCTTTACCAACCATTGTTCTATATTTGGCAAAATCATGGGTTCCCATACCAACCTCATTTCCTTCTTTATCTTTAAGGATAATCTTGGTAGGCATATACATAATGTTATCATCCCAATCAAATGCGTAATACTTTAAATCCGGAGTCCCTTCTTCTGTAAAACCTTCAAAAATACTTTTCATATCTTATAAATATTAAGTTAAATAAAAAACCCCCAATAAGGGGGTTTTTATAATTGTTTAATAATATTAGATGTTCTCAAAAGACGCTCCTGTTGGAGTAATTAAGAACTCAATATCTATAAATTCAAGAGCTTTAGTTGGTTTGATGTAAATCTTACCGACCATTTGGTTTCTGTCTAAATCTTCAGGAGTGTTTTGAACTGTAACTCTGAAGTCATATAAACCTCTGTCTCTACGAATAGAATCTAAGATTGGGTTAACCGAATCTAAGAATTGTTGTCTAACTACTGCGTCATTTTGTTCAAACAATAATCTTACAGCTACTGCTGAAATCAACTTACGAGCTTGTAACAACAATCTTCTAACGTTAATTCTATCAAGTGCAGATTCTCTAATTTGAAGAGTTTTATTACCCCAAATAACTGTTCCAACGTCGTTGAATGTTGCAATTGGGTTAATCCTTCCTTTGTAAAGAGTGTCTCTATCTTCTTGAGTTAACTTCTTACGAGCTTTGATAGCGTTTACTAAACCTCTTGTGTAACCTGCGGCGGCGAACCAAGGGAATGCGATGTTATCAGTCAACGCTAAGTTTCTTGTAACCTCACCAGTTGCCGGTAAGTAGATTTGTGTATTATTTACAGTGTCACGAGTTAATACCCATGGATAGTAAGTTGCGGTGTAGTTAGAATCAATTCCTGAGGTTTCTAAAATATCTACAACTTCTTGTGGATAGTATAAATTATCTGAAGATGTTGAAGGTTGTAGTAGATTAAAGTCAGGTATCGTTGTGATGTAGATTGAATCTGCTCTGTCGTTTTCAATCATGTCAATTGATGACTCTACTAAGTTACTATTATTTTCAATATCAATACCAGGAGTTACAAAAACGTTAATGTTAACCGCTTCAGGGTTAGCAAATGTTTGTTGTCCTAATAGATATGCGTAATAGTCAGTATTTGCCCAATCAACTGAGTTATCACCAACAGTAATTTGTTTAAACATACCTGTACCGGTTGCTAATGGGTAATTTGTTGAGACACAAGCTCCTGCCAAATAACCATTTTTACCTAATACAAATCTATCAGAATTAGTTCTTTTTTCAGTGTATATATCCCATCCATCAAATCCACCTTGTAAAGCTAAAGTAAATTTACGAGCGAATAATCTGTAATATGGATTTGTTTCATTTGTTGGTTCAGAACTAAAAGACGCAACACCACAATCAAAGGCTTGATTACCTGAAGTAATTAATCCACTGTAGCTTGGGTTAAGTTGTGAAATAGTAATCGCAGTCGCTCCACTATCCATGTGGAAACCTCTAGATAAATAACCCCAATTTTCACCTGTAGTTAAAGTACAAAAATCAGATATTGCGTTTTGTTTACCTTTATAAATTAATAATGACTCATCAATTCCAAATTGACTTGAGAAACCTAAATAACTTCTCCTTACATTATCACCTGAACTTTGAGTGTTATTATTATTTCCTGCGGAAGTTCCAAAAGGAGGGTCATAAATAGTTTCACCAGGGTAAAAATATTTAGTTTTATAAATTGGGAACGCTGACTCAGAATTAGGATATTCTCTATTTATATATCCTTCAAAACCACAAGGAAGTGCGTCTACAGGGGCGTCAACATTCAATTCAACCATTATATATTTTGAATTTAGTTGGTATTCCCCATCTGATGTTCCTATTTTTTTACCCACATAATTATTTAAGTCAGGGTCCATTCCACAATTTGAGAATTTCTCCAATACAACCGGATTACTATCACTATCATAAAAATCTCTAACAATAATATCAAAAGTTCCGTTACTAAAGGAAATATTACCAATTGTTATTTTTACTTGTGTGTTAGAATTATTACCATCGGCAATTGTATAAAATTTAAATAATTCGTATACTTTATTACCTCTTAATTCAGAAACAACCCAAGGAGACTCAGCACTTTGGTATTTTTCCAAATACCAACCTAATGAGTCAGAGCTTAATGACCTTGCTTCACTTGTTGTGTCTAATGAACAATTCAATCCTCTTATGTATCCTTTATTATATCCATAATTAAGTAATGTGGTATACACCTCCTCAACAAAAATTGGGAAGGTTGATTTCGGTTTACTAAAATTAGATGTCCCCAAAACTTTAGAAATAAAATTAGAATTTGTTTCTTGTAAGTTAACCTCAAAAGTAACATTTTTATTTTCAATTGTGTTTGCGGACAGTAAGAAAGTTGAAAACGGATTTGATGAAACTCCTGAATAAGAACCAGAACAAGACATTAATAATTTTGTAACTGCTGAAACTTGGTAAACAGGTCCCGCATCATCACTGTAAGTTGCAATTCCTCTTGAACGCAAAGTTGCAACTGCAATATCATTATATAAAGAATAAGCAGTTCCTGTTAATGTGAAATAAGTTCCTGAAACTGTTCCTGTGAAGGCTCCTGCCGTTCCGTAAGCAGTTCCCGAAAGAGATGTTACCGCAGCGTTAAATGAATAACCTGTATAAGAATTTCCTGTAGTAATATCAAAATTAGAGTAGAACCACGGGTCGTTATTAGCGTCACAAGTAATTGCTGATAAACTTGTTACACCAAATTCATTAGTAATACCAGTGTAAGTGGATGCGAATGACGTATAACTACTACCTGAATTTGTTCCCCACATACTACCAGTATAAGCTGAGGTCGACGGTGTTCTCATAACATTCAACAATAATGATTTAACGTCGTCAGATATTGATGAAGTTCCTCCATTAAATGTTGTGTAAGTGTTAGTAAAATTTGAATTAATTACTGAAGGAATAGAAGTTGTGAAAGAAATAGAGCTTGTGGACGCCGTTGTTCCAGTAAAGTTAAAACTGTATGTCGCAGCTCCATTAAACCCAACAGTGCCACAATCAACATTAGCAACTGTGCTAATTGACCAAGAGGGTCCCGCATCATAACCCGATAATCCTAATACACGAGTTACAAAAAGTTGATTAGATTGTTGTAAGTATGATTTTGCAATATAAGCCGC